ACCTAAAGGATAACAAGGAGTTCAGAAAGGTAGCTAACTCTATTTATTCGCAGTTGGTATGACCGAACTAATCAACCCCCGTATAGGCAAGTTCACCGCCTTTAAGAATTACCTGCTGCTTAAGGGTGGTACAAGACCCGCGACGAAGCAAGAACTAGAACAGTTCAAAGCGGCTAAAAGTAAGCGCACAACGGTTGACACCATGTTCGGTGACACCGCTCTAAAATACATCCGCGAAAAGGTGGCTGAAACGCTTATCGGAGAAACCATATCCGATTCACAGGAAACCTCATCCAAGGCAACGGAGTGGGGACTTATCAATGAGTACCACGCTATTGAAGCCTATTCGTTAAAGCACGGTGTCGAAGTCCACAGCCGTCAGGTGTTTCTGCCTTACGGTGAACACGCAGGTGCAACGCCTGACGGATTGGTCGGTGAAGATGGTATGATAGAGGTTAAATGCCCTTGGAATCCGTCTGAACACGTTAACAACATCCTGATGACTGATGAGCAGTTCATCAAGTACCACGAAGACTACTACCCTCAGATGCAAATGCAGCTATTATGCTCAGGCCGTGAATGGGTTGACTTTGTGTCTTTCGACCCGCGCGTAGTGAATGAAGCTGCAAGGCTGCACGTAAGGCGTTTTTATCGAGATGATCAGTTGATAGAAGAACTACGCACCCGCATAGATGCTTAAGGAGGTCGCGAGGAAGTGTGGGGGGTGATGCGTAACCTTATTTAGAATCATTCTAACTTTAATCCTGAAAGCCTTATAAAACGGGCTTTTTTTATTTTTATTAAACTTTTTTGTTGCAGATATTGTAAAAGTACATATCTTTGATTCATCAAACTAAAAGAAACAGACATGGCAACTAAATTTGAACTCAAGGACTACATGACAAATAACCGCGAAATGGTTATCGCTGAGTATAATAAATTGACTACTCACAAATTCTTTAACGGAGTAACGCTTAAAGCCTTCATGGTACAGGTTTACAACCTTATGGCAGTAAATAATCCTAAATCAGAAAAAAGAGCTGATAGCCTTTTATCTCACATGGTTAGTCAAGTTGTTGTAAACAACAGCAAAGTTGAGGCTATCGACAAGCAACAAGAGGCTTTGGTTGCGAAATATCAAGGTACAGCATTTATGGCAATGGTTTAACCCTATAAAAAAAAGAACGATGAAAACTTATGTATTTATTTATTTGGACAAAAAAGGCAATGAAATCAAACGGAAAAACGTGGAATGCCTAAGCATTAAAGACGCTCGAAAATGGGCTAAAATGGAGTTTGCAGAATCACTGCAAAATAACCTTCACAAAATAATTGTTAAAAAATTCTAACCATGAGCAATTTCCCAATCTTAGAGGCTGCGGCCAATCACATCGAAATCAACGGACAGATGTATGAATTTCCTGTGTGTGTTCGTCTCAGCGAGTATTACTGCGTAAAGTTATTAGCACATGACCGCATCATTAAGGTGTCAAATTATGACCACGCAGCATCGGTTGAAACAACAGTCTTAAAAGGTCATAATAAACTCGCTAAAGGCTCAATAAGCAACTCACTAGGTGAGGCAACCATCATCCCCGACACCGAGTTCCAACGTGCCTTTCAAGACGTATTCTTCAAACTAGCACAAATCGCGGAGGGCAAGTAATGGAATCATTACACATCGAGTGCATCGGGCGACGCTGCCAGTTAGACGTTGAGTTTAGCTTCAATCGCTATCATGAGGTTGATGGTGCTACGCTGTACAGCGAAAGCAACACACGCGAGGTATCAACCAAGTACCTACCAAAGTTAAAGGCTATGTTCGAGGATGAAATCTATCAGCATATTGCGGAGCAGGAGGATAAGCTGGAGAATCCGTTATGGGAGGATATGGCTGACGATGCTAGGAGGGGGATAACATGGTAAGGCTCTACACTCCCGTTCAATGGATATACTTAGCCCATGCGTGTGAGACCGCGCAGGAGATACACATCACGGCAACGGTCTTGGCGGACTACGACAGCCACAACCACACGGCTCTAACGATAGACCTTGTGAATCAAATATTGACAGCTAAACTTTTAAAATTATTATGATCCACATCGACCGCTGCATAGCGCATTACAACTACGTGAAGTCAGACAACGAGCCACGCATGACGCGCGGTGAGTTAGGCCGTATCTTATGGCCTGATGTAACACCGCAATACCGAAGCGAGAAATTGAACGACTGGGTGACTGGTCGTTGCACCAAGGTTGACGTACCTAAGTTCAAACAGATGTTGCGCGTGTTGCGCGTGGACGCTAACTTCGCGTTAGGGATTAAGGGGATGGGGGGCTTGATATGAAAATGCTTCTCATGCTATCACTGATAGTAACACTCGGATGGGTGTCGCAGCAACAGGACTTATTTGTAGCCTCCGTAAGCGCGGTGATATTCGCACTATGCTTTTGGTTTTTAGGCGGCATAATACTAACGATAAACTACTCATGGAAGAAGTGGGAAAACAATAACTAACTAAAACTAAACAACATGAAACTAAAAGAAGTAATTGAAAAGGACTACGGGATTGTGGTCAACAACAAGGAAGAGTATGATAGACTTGCGAAGATACTTGATGAGAATGGGTTGAGGTGGAAAGATAATCAAAGGTACACAGAATATTCGCCGTCCTATTCATGGAGCTATGAAGAAGGAGCTCCTTTTATTGTATCTCCAAGTATTGGTAAATGGGATAATAGAATTAATGATTACATCGCCATCCCCCTATCCGACCTCGAAGAAGAAACCGAACTCGACCGCTTACGCCGTGAGAACGCTGAGTTGAAAGCCCAACTATCTCAGCAGCAACCGAAGTCAGTATATCCGAAGGTTGGGTATAAGTATTTTTATGTTATTAATAACGGTCTTGCTAGCTCTAGTACATGGTGTGACGACGATTACGACAAAGCCCGCCTCTCCATCGGAAACGTCCACCGCACTAAGGAAGATGCCGAAGCATGGTTCGAGCGCAAACAGCTAGAGCATAAGATGAATGAAGGCGGTAAGGTGCAGGTGTATCAACGATTTGAAGGGGTTTGGTGTTTTATTGAGGCTGATTTCCCATCTCACGGCTCTTTCTCATCTATGGCTTCCGCCCAATTCTTCCTCTCCGACCCTAAGAATATTGAGCTGCTAAATAAGCATTTGAGATGAAACGCATCCGCCCCGATAAACAAACCCTCATCCAAGCATACAAGGATAAAAAAACAGTCCTGCAACTATGCCTTGAATACAACGTAACCGACCCAACAATAAGGAACTGGTACAACTACCATAGAATACCATACTACCAAGGTTTGATGGGTCGGCCAAAGAAAGCCGTTAAGATGCCGATGGAACGTGTACGCGCGATTGCTTTAGACTTCCAACAGGGAATGTGCATGAGCGCGATCGCAAAGAAGTGGCATATTACGCCTGACCGTGTATATTCGTGCGTGTCTGCCATGCAGGTTACAGCACCGTTCAGCACACCGCACCGCGAGTTCAGTCCTAACGAAATGGACTACGGCACGATAGACTTCAACGCAAGGTATAAGTATGCGGATGTTAAGGGAGAGATGCCCACCCCCATCGGGTATAACTAGTCATTAAACGCACAAAAATCATCCCGTATGGGGCGTTAAAGGGGATAAGTTGTATATTGCGGCTAACGGTTTGCAGCTACACGCAGTTAAAAATAGCGTGGGCATCAGCAAGGGATTTTTAATTGCTTGTAGGTGCTGTTAGGCGATGCCCTTTCACGAATTTGATTAGTAACAATTTAAAATAATAACACAATGACAGAACAACAACTTATTGATGAAGGCTACAAAGACGGCAAAAAGTCTTTTGATTTTTATGTAAAAGAATTTGGAGAAAATTTCAAGTTTGATAAAGTTCATAAAGCTATGACTGCACTTAATTGGTGTTGGTCATTTGGTAAAGATGAATCAGGTCAAGAACGAAAAGGAGTTCCAGATATTAATACATTGAAAAATAAAGCGTATGGTCTTTTAAAAGAGGCTTACGATGAAAACAAACAAATTTCAACTGCTGGATTTACTGCTGGTTGGGATAATGGCGAACTTTTCTTAGTGTTCAACTTGGAGGAGTGGTCGGTTTAGGGTTTCGCCTAACGTCCGCGGATATGGGAAGGACGAGGAACGAGTCTTTCCTATATCCGTTGTTAGGTGTCTGTTAAGTTTTTAAAAAAATTGGCGATTTTTCGCAGAAAAATAAAATACTATGAATATATTAGAACAAGCAAACGAGATAGTAAATAAGCGTTCAGAAGAAAAAGAACGCATGTACGGCAACTTTGATGATAGCATGGATAAAGCTGCAGAGTTGTTTAATTCAATGACAGGATTAAAATTAACTGCAATAGAGATGTTTAAAGCGCTAATAGCATTGAAACTATCAAGAGAATCATTTAACCACAAAGAAGATAACCTTCTTGATGCTGTGGCTTACATTGGAGCACTTAACAATTATATAAACAATAAAAACAAATCAAAATGAAAAACAAATTAGAAGTAGGAATGAAAGTTAAATTTATTCCAAAAGGACAAAAAGAAACTATCGAAGGAGAAGTTTTAAAATTGTTCATTGGAACAGATAAAAAAGAATACTGCAAAATCAAAACTGAAACAAAAACCTACTCAAAACAAATAAACTCATTAATATGGAACTAAAAAATGAATTTCAACCGATAAGAGATTGGGCAGAACAAAAAGGAATATTTCAAAAAGGAGATACGAAAACTCAATGTATTAAACTTTTTGAAGAAGCAGGGGAACTTTCAAAAGCTATATTAAAAAATGATGAACCTGAATTTATCGATGCAGTTGGAGATTGTGTAGTTGTCCTTACAAACTTAGCAAAGTTGAAAGGTTATAACATAGAAGATTGCATAAATTCTGCTTATACTGTTATTGCAAAAAGAACAGGTAAAATGGAAAATGGAACTTTTGTAAAAGAACAATTATGAGATTTAATAAAGCGCAAGAAGCATTTGAATTTTTCTATGATAAAATCACACGAGAAGGGAGTAAACTTGATAATACAAAGTTTGTTCAAAATGTGGGATTTTATATAGACAATCCACTTGATAATCAAATTAATACGTCATTTAGAAAGTGGAAAAATTCTTATGCGGATTTAGAATGGGAATGGTATTTATCAAAAAATAGAGATGTTTCTGAGATAAAGAAACATGCTAAAATTTGGGATAAAATGCATAATGGTGACAATTTAGTTAATTCTAACTATGGTTATCAATGGAGTAGAAGTAATCAATTAGACTTTATTATTGATGAATTAACTAAAAATCCCAATTCCAGGCGTGCTGTATTGTCTATTTACGATGGAAAAGAGCATGAGAAGCATTCTTTTGATACTCCTTGCACTTTAAATATCGTTTTCAATATAACTAATGCCAAATTGAATATGACCGTTCTAATGCGCTCTAATGACTTATGGTATGGGTTTTGTAATGACCAGTATTGTTTTAGTAAGTTACAAGAGTTAGTTTCTTTAAAATTAGCGTTAAAAGTAGGTTGGTATTATCACTTTGTAAACAACTTACACTTATACGAGCAACATATTACTGCTTCATGGAAGCAGACCGCCAATTTTTAAAAAACTTAATTGCACCTAACTCCCCGCTAAGTCTCACTCAGTCATACATAACATTCCAATACAGTTATTATGGATGATAAATGGCTACCTAAACCAAAGCACCACAAGCACTAGTACCAAGAACGTATAAACCCACCAAGGCACGGATGTTGATTCTTTCACTTCAATAATGCGCACGGGTACTTTGCGTTCTAGGACTACTGTATCACCTGCGCATTTACCGTACACGTAGATAGAGTCCTGATGGCGTATAACCTGCACGGTTAGCCTATCGCGGTTGACAATGAATGTGTCGTAAGTATTCATTACCTGCATGGTGTCAATACTAACGCTTTGCGTTATTACCGTGTCAATGATTTTAACGCTATCTACGCGCACCAATTCTGGGTGATTGCGGATTAATCGCTCTAGTCTCTTTTGAGGCGTGCAGGAGGCTAGGAGTAGTAATAGGATTATGTATCTCATTTGCGTCTAAGGTCAATAATATTCTGCACAGTAATAATCCCCAACAGCAGCAACACAAAACACAGGTCGATTAAGACTATATCAACCACTACGGTTGTATCAACAAACCGATAGTGCAGGTACACTACGCAAGTCATTAACACGAACGCGGATAACTTACGCGCTGAGAACCCCTGCGGCGAGTTCTCGAATGACTTTATCAATGAGTTCAATAGTTCTTTCATCCTAGTATGTTTACAAATGTGGCAAACCCAACTCCGCGTGTTCGCTTATACACTCCGCCTCCGTTAGATTGACTGCCGTTATTATTAGGCGAGGTGTTGCCCTCTATGCACTCGAATGTAGTCTTTGTTACCCAACGCACGAATATTCCCGTATGGTCGTGCTTACCGTCGTGATTCCAATCGAATAGAACTATGTCACCTTCCTTCGGTGTCGTGGTTATCCATCCGCTCTGCTTCGCTCTGTGGTACATTGTCGGCACGTAGTGAAACCCTTCTTCGGCGTCAATCTTAGGTAGTGAGTGTCCAGCGAAGTGGTAGCAATAGGAAACGAACTGAGCGCACCAAGCGACATTGTTCATCCCGTACCATTCACCGAATTGGTTCTTGTTGTTCGCTCCTTCGGTATAACCGATGTGTGAAGTTGCAACGTTGATTATATCACTTCTCATGCTTAGGATGTTGAAGGTATAATGTTAGGTGATGGATAGCCTTTTGAATGTCTTCAACTGGCGTTTGATGCTTGCGGTTAGCGCGGAGAATGTATTCAACTGCTGAGGCGAGGTTATGGTTTTGGTCAAGTTCAAAGTCTATCAGAACGTCCTGCGCTGTGACCCCCTTGTACTTCCCGATATAGTATTCAGGTGTCTTCATCGTCTAGTTGTTTTGCGTTTAGATCGCGTCAGCACTTTGTTGTTAAGTACGATTAACGCTTGAAGCATTTTCTGTTCTACTTCGGCACAGGCGTTTTCTATGTCATATATCGGCATGGGTGATTCAAAGCAATCGCCATGAATATCCCACACGTATGTACCACCTTCAGGGTCTTTAACATTGACCTGTGCGAGTTTGGCAATGGCGAAGATGCTCCACCGTTGCAGCACGATGCCACCTTTATCGTCTAGCAGTTTTAGTCCTATTCTCATTTTTCATCTTATTATACGTTGATTCAGGAACACTCCATGATGTACCGCACGACTGGCAGCGAAGCACTACCTTAACACCTGCTGATACGGTCATGCGCCTGTCTTGCAGATGCACGTGGTCGCTTCCACATTCAGGGCAATCTGTTCGGTCTTGTGATACGCGGGTAACAGGCTTAAGATACGGCTGCATTACTTTGTGCACTCGTTCGAGTTCTAACACGTCTTTTTTACAATAGGTCACCATGTCACGCATTGCGCGTTTATTGCCTTTGAGGGTGATGTCTAACCACCATTGAAATTCTGTTTTCAGTTTCCCATGTCCGCCTGTGAATTTGCTGATGTAGTCTAAGCGGTTTGAGTTGAATTTAAACTGACCGCGTGACACCTTAAGAGTATCGACGATAGGTAAGGAGTGCGGGAATTTAACGCGATGGAATAACGCCCGTGTACGAATCCAAGGCAGGTCGAAACGCGCACCGTTATGCGCGATGATTTCAGTTGCGCTGCCGCAAATCTTAGCTAAAGTTTTGACTAGTTCTTTGTCGGACTTGTTGTTATCCCACGTAGCTGAATAGATTTTTGATTGACCTTCCCACTTCCAACACGCGCAGATGATAGCACGTTCTTGGACGATGTTCTCATAGCCGATGGAAACCTTATGGCCTGTCTGCCAAAACACGCCTATATTCGGTGATACTTCAATGTCGATGTATAAGCGTTTTCTTTCGTTCATTGTCTTGGCGTTAGCGTTCCTCAACCTACAAATAGATGTTTAATCCAAGCGAACAGTCC